TCATAATCTGTTCAAAGTAAAACTACGTTCGATTTGGCTTAAATTAGTCACCCTTATAGTTTGGCTCCCATCAGAGATTTGCTCTATATTAAGGAACTTTCCTTGTATATTGTCCGGGTCTGATATGATTATTAAATCTTTTACACTATATGCTTTTTGGAATAACATACTTGTGCCATTGGTCGTTATACTTACTAAAAGATATATACCATAATCAGGCAATGTTATTTCCATACTTCCTCCTTTGTCTAATCTGTAATCGATTTTCCCCTGACTTCTATCTGCTAATCCTTTGTTCGTTAATGTGGCTACTGGCATAGCTGTTCTAATAACCTCCACCAAATCACTCTTCTTAATCTTCACTGGAACACTACTTTCTTCTCCATAGAAAAAATCTGCATTGGTCTTTACAGATAAGCTATTCAAGGCTTGACTTATGTTTACCTTCTCTATCATATCCCTTGTACTTTTGAGGGTCAAAGAATAAGGCAAATAAGCAATAGACAGAAATGAGCACAATAAAAGTAAAATTTACTGAGCAATTTATATCGAGGACGAGCGAGGAAGGCAGGGGAATAACCCCTGCTAATAATTAGTTATCTGCATGATATTTATTACCGTTTCTTTATTTCCGTTGTTCTTGACAAATACAGTGCCATTGACAGCCTTCTTATTCAAAATAATCTTGCCGACCTCTGTGAAGTCTGTGGAAATACTCGCACCATTATTCAACAATATATTGGCCGATACTCCGGCGCCGATCATTATCAGCGCTGTCGCCCCAGCATCACCCCATCGAACCATGTACATTCCATAATAGGATGTCTTCAAATCGTATTCCTCACCCGGTTGTAATGTCAGTCTCCAGGTAGGGAACATCTCATTCCTGATATTCTTTATATTGAGCTGCCTTGTGATGGCATTTATCACGTTTGTGTCTGTTATCAGAACCTTCTCTATCATATCCCTTGTACTTTTGAGGGTCAAAGGATAGGGTAGGAAAATGGATACTCCAAAAGTCTCTTATGTTTTGGTATTATTTATTAACGTCCAATCTTTCAAAACCTCTCCATTGCTACGAATGGTTTTAATATATATTCTTGCAGAGTTGGTAATATATAAATGGGCTGTGTATTGAAACCCTCTTAGCGCTAATAAAATTCCAGTGCCCATATTATTTAAATTATCAGTAGATGAATATACACCGGCACTGATTTTACTATCGTATTCTTCATTTAATATATTCTTACCTTGTTCAAATCCATTAGCTTGCATAAGTCCCTTGTTTGCTTCTGTTGCAGCAGGCAGTTTTTCTCTGATTAACTCAACCACATTGGCATCTGTTATATTAACCTTTTCTATCATATCCCTTGTACTTTTGAGGGTCATTAGAATACCCTTTTTGGTTAGGCTGTTGAATAAGACTACCTTCACGGCTAAAAATGGTTTACGCATACATTAGGGTTAGCACTGACAAACAAACAGTCGAGAACCAAAGGTTCGAAGTCCAGAAATTTGCAACGGAAAAAGGACTTGTAATAGATAAATGGGTGTCCGAGAAGGTTTCCGGTACCAAAATTGCTAATGATAGGAAATTAGGTCCACTTCTCAAGAGGATGAAGAAAGGCGACACTCTAATCATAACAGAAATCAGCCGATTAGGAAGAAACCTGATGGGTATTATGTCAATGCTTCACCTCTGTATGATTAAGGAGACTTGCGTTCTTACTGTCAAGGAGCGTTACGAATTAGGTAATAACATCAACAGTAAGGTATTGGCATTCGCTTTCGGTTTATCCGCTGAAATTGAACGTGATCTTATCAGTCAGCGAACCAAGGAGGCCCTTGCTTACAGAAAAGCTGCAGGAATACGACTTGGTAGGAAAAAGGGGGATAAAAACACGCATTACAAGCTGACTGGAAAGGAAAATCTTATCCGAACTATGCTTGACTATGGTTATAGTAAAGCCGCTATTTGCCGGAAGTTGAAGTGCAATCCTAAAACATTGGATGAACATTTAAAAAGGATGCAATAAGTAATCGGATTTCAAATATAAATTCCTATATTTGCTTGTAGAAATGTATATAAATACCAAGAGCTTAGTGGCGACTTATGTTGTCATCGAGCTCTTTTTTTATGTCCTTTTTCAAGGTTGTGGAAGCAATTACTTTTGCTGTCACGGAATGTCAGTGGAAAATTGTAATTCAACAACTTGTTTGATTTCGTCTGATGTACATTTGTACAATGTCGGACGTTTGTACGGTTGGTTACTAAATATTACACCCTACTCGTCACAGGTAGGGTGTAATTGGACTTTATAAATTAGATAAGTTTTCAAAGAACGGTACAAATATAGCTTTTAATGTTTATATAAACAAGGATAAAATAAATGGTTGGGGGGCAGTGATTGTAGAATGGTGGTGTGTTTGATGATGTCTTGCTTTTTTCGTACACGGGGCATTCATATAAAAAACCGTCCTACCTCACGGTAGAACGGAATTTTTGCAGGGAATTAGAGAGAAGTATGATGTTGCGGTATGAAGTTTACTCCCTGCGCAGATTTATAAAGCTTCGCATCCGGTTTGCTCTCACGAACAAACCAGGACACAGTCGAATTAAAAAATTGTTTATGAGAAACAAAGATACTCATTTTTATCGAGATATGCAGGATACAAGAAAAATACGTCCGACCAGTCGCAGGCAAGACGTATTACAATCTGCTATATAAAATTTGTTTATGAAACGTTGCAAATATAACCTTTAATATTAAAAAAAACAAATGGAAATAGACATTGCAAACATGGTCAGCGCCCTCGGAACTTTGGCGGCTGCCTATTTCGCCTACAACCAGTACACTAAGAACAAGATGACGGATTTAAAAGTGGAGTACTTCAAGAAAGAAGAGGAAAGGAAAAGTTACCGTAGGAGTGAGAACTCGGCCAGGGTGTTCGGTGAGCTTTGGAGGGTTCTTTATGAAACGAAAGCGGACCGGGTGTATATCGTCCAACCTCATCCTTTGGGACATGTGGCGTTCCTTAGTATACAGTTCGAGGTGAAGCGTAAGGGCATTGCCGGTATGCGTGAGAATATCCAGTCGCTTCCCATGAGTGAGGTGGCGGTATTTGCGAAAAGCCTTGCGGAGAATCTTTTCATGTTCTATTCGGATATTGACAGCCAGGTCAAGGATAGGGTTGTCAAATCATTACTCTCGACGAACGGATGCCGCAGTGTTGCCATCAAGAGGCTCAATTCCTCCCAGGATTGGGTTGGCAATATCTTTTGTGAGTTTACTGATGATACCGGGATGGGTGAGGACGAACTTCACAAAGTATTGCATGAGGCGGCTGTGAATATCCAGTACATCCTTCCTGAGTTCAGGGAGGTCAAATTATGAAAAAGGAAGGTGTTTCACAACGGCTCCCTTTCCCTTAATACTACACAACTTAAAGTTTAAACAAAGGCGTTTGCAAATATATTGTATTTTTATGTAAAACCAAAAATCAAGGAGGAAAATAAGAATGGCTGACGTAAAGAAATTGGCGCCGTGGATTTTCAAATGGGAAGGCGGTTTTGTAAATGACCCTGACGATTTGGGAGGGGCTACGAATATGGGTGTGACTATCGGCACGTGGAAGTCATGCGGCTATGACAAGGACGGCGACGGTGATATAGACGTGGATGACCTGCATCTGCTTACCCGTGAGGATGTCGTTAACCGGGTGCTCAAACCGCATTATTGGGACAGATGGAAAGCTGACGAGATTAAATCGCAATCAGTTGCTAATATCCTTGTCGATTGGGTGTGGGCATCGGGTGCACACGGAATAAAGATACCGCAGCGGTTGCTTGGTGTTTCTGTAGATGGTATTGTAGGTTCTAAGACCATTGCTGCGGTAAATGCCAGGAATCCTCGTGAGTTGTTCGACATGATTAAGATTGCACGGTTCGATTTCATCGAGGATATATGCAAAAAACGTCCGGCGAACAATAAATTTAAGAGAGGTTGGATGAACCGTATAAATGACATTGCCTATGTTGGCTAAGGTTATGAACTGGGTAAGCCGGCATATATTGCTGGCTCCTTTCATGTGTCTGTTCCTATTGTTATCATGTGGCAGCTCTCATAAAGCTGTCAAGTCCGGTGCAGAAGTAATCAGAAAGGACAGCACGAGTGAATCGGTCGATATCGTACATGGGGCAAGTACCTCTTTGAGCGAACTCATTACCGCTAATGGTAACTATGTGATTGATTTCCGTATCTATGATACAAGAAAACCGCCCGATAGCTTGACCGGGAAATCTCCGTTATTGGCTGACGGTCATGTAGAAGGTGATTTCAATAAGAAGGAGGATAAACAGACGGTAGTAGTTGATACTACGAGTGTCAAGGCTGATAAAAGAACCATTTCCAATATCCGTGAGGAAAAACGGTCAGAAACTATAAAAGAAAAAAAAGAATCCACCTTGCTTAAACAAATTGGTTTTGCTTGTGTTTGTGTAACCGTTTTGATTGTCGTTATGCTGATAGTAAAACATTGGCGCAACAGACAATCTTCATCATAAGACTTTAAATTTATAAATTGGACTGCTCCGGCTTGCGAAAGTCGGAGCAGTTTTATATGTTTACTGTAAAATGCAGTATTTATAAAATATCCTTGTATTTTTTCAAGGCGTTACTCTTCATTTTGTTCTCCTCCTTGGTTAGGGCGAACCCCATATACTTGCAGGTATGGTCGTTACGCAGGATACATATACACATACGCTTATAGGTGGGAATTTCTCGGAACTCTTCTATGTCAATGTCATCCAGGTAGTCCATTCGTACTGGTTTCTTGTCTGTCCTATAGTTGGTGCTGTCACCTACCTGGATGGGGATATTGCGGTCTTTCAGCTTCTGTATGACTTCATCACTGAGAACTCCACCCTTTTCCTTCCAAAATTTGATACTGGTTTCCAGCTTGGACTGGTATCTTCTCCTGGTATGTTCCGGCAGGGTCGAAAGCAGGAATTCCATGAATGACTTCCAGGTATATCCATCCGGCAGACGTATCTCTCTCCTTCCAGCAGCACGGGTATTGCCGTAAAGTCCGGCAAAGCCGACTCCGTTTACACGTCCTATCATCCGTCCCCAAGTGTTGGGGTCAATGACCTTGTACAAGGCAAGGCTCTCAATGGCCTCGCTGATGAACGGACTTGCCACCCGTTGCCGGTCAAGGCTTACCCCGGCTTGATAGTAGAGGTCGTATAGTTTATTGTAATCCCATCGGAACTTACCGTTGGCAATCCATATATCCTCCGTTTTCCAGTCGAACAGTGGATATAGGTTATACACATCCTCGCTGATTTTCGTGCTCCATTGGTAATCCTTATATTGCTCTTTCACACCTCGATAGATTGTGCGCCAACGGTTGTAGCTTTCTTGGGTACGTATGCCCACCAGACAGCAGGTACGCCGTGCAGCTTTCCGTTGATGGAGCCAACGGGAAAACTCTGTCTGAAATTCATAGTCCCACATCCTGCGGTTATAGAAAGGGAAATCGTCTACAGTCATTGCGCCCTCCGGCATTTCTCTGACCCATGCTTCCTTTTTTGCTTCGTCCCAGGGACGCCAGTAGTTCTGGTACATGGAGGTACAGGTCGTTACACGGAAAGGCACGCAGACACGGTACACGTCCAGCATGTCCTTGTTTGCCTCCAATACCCGGTCCACATAGTCAATGGTCATACTGTACTGTATCTCATAGTCCATGTGGAACACTCCAATCCTGCGCTTCAGCCGGTTCCTACGCATATAGTCCAGACATAGGTTCAGCAACACTCCGCTATCCTTTCCACCTGAAAAGGAAATGTATATATTGTCGAACTCTTTAAAAATCACTTCCAGTCTTTCCTGGATTAATTCATATACATTCTTTGGGCTCATATGGTGTAAAAAATTATAAGTAGTGACAAAATTAATGCAAAGCCTCAATATTTCCTATAACTTCGGCTTCTATATCATTTGTAATTGGCTTCAATTATCTATATTTGTGCAGGCTAATTCATAAAAACATAAATAGCAATTATGGCAGAAGAAAGTAAATATTCCTATGACGAGGAATCCGTCAAGGCAATAATCGAATGGGCACAAACAACCCAGTTACCCAAGGAGGTGATGCTAAGTGAGGCAGAACATATTTTTGACACCTCTATGTATGTTAATGCGAATATCTGCGATATAAAGCAGCATTATCCGGATGCTTTCTATAATCCGGCCATTGATAGATTGTATCGGTTGAAGGAAGTAATAGAAGGGGCGGTTGAATAAGCTGCCTTTATATTCATAGGCAACAATTCATATCTATTGTGTGTGACATGTCCCGGCTTTCGTCGGGGCTTTTTCATTTATATCCTTTCTTTTATAAAATTCCCTCAAGTCACGTAGGGAATTTCAGAAAAGCAGTTGTCTTTATAGTAGAATCCGGTATATAGTGTTAGTATAGTCCTTCTTTCAGCCATTGCAGTTTCTTTATACTGGATTTACAGAATGTTCCAACATTGTGTGCTCTAATTGATTGTATATATTGAAAGGAACATGCTGGACCTCAGCTTTTATGCGGCTGAGGTTTTGTCGGAGACAAGAGTGCGTTGTTGAACGTGCGATGGAAATATGTGTTTAACCAAATTATTAGTTATGAAAAAAGAGTTTTGTATGGTAATTGCATTTGCTATGGCTTTAGCCGGGTTATTTATGCTTATGTTTATGTCATTTGATTAGTGAATGTCTGTTTGTTGACTGTTTTATAGAAGGGGCAGCTTATTCAGCTGTCTTGTTCCATTTCCCAAGAATTAAGTAATCCATATTGTGTAATTATTCCCCATGTGTGGTACTCAGTTCCACATATTTCCACACATAATTATTCCTTCTTGTTTTTATAATATGCTGATGTATAATGTATTATGTACTGATGTACATCATGGCATATCGTTTGTCCTATAGTTAATACAAAAACTATATTTATTTACTTAAAACTTACGATTATGAAAAAAGTATTGGTAGCATTAGCAATGGTTATGGGATTAGGCAGTTCAGTAGCATTTGCTTACGTGGTTTCTGGAACACAGTCTGTAGAGCAAACTCAGCAAAATCCTCAGGATGAGTTCACAAAAGTGGAAGTAAAAGACTTGCCTCAGGCAGTTATGAATGTCTTGGCTAAGGACTATGAGGGGGCTGTAATAAAGGAGGCTTTCATTTCCGAGAAAGAAACCGGTAAGATTTATAAGGTTGTGTTGACCATCACCAAGGAAAATCAATCCACTGAAGAAGTAACGGTACTTCTGAATGAAAAAGGAGAAACTGTAGAATGAATGGAAACTCTGTAGTGGTTCGGATTCATCTACAGAGATGATTTGAGATACTTTTATGTCTATCTCGTTAATGCGAAAGGGGCGGCTGAATAGTCGCTCTTTTTGTTTATATTGTAATAATAGTTCGTTTCTTTTTTGTCAGAAATTCCTATTATAGAGGGTTGTTTTATACAAAATAATGTTTATATTTGTATTCTAATCCCTATTGTATTATGAATGACAAACAACAACTTCTAATTGATTGTATTTCCCTTCTTCCCGTTATAGGCATTCTGGTTTTGATAACTGTTGCCAATGACCAGCTTGTTACTATGGTTGCTGCCTATGTGCTTTGCGGAGAACTCTTATGTGTATTGGTTAGCAGGATATTAAATTTGTACTATATTGATGTGGCTTTTGTTTGGTTGGGTGGGATTATGCTTTGGCTGTGGTATTGGCTCTGGTTGGAGTCAAGCCATGTAGTGATGGAGATTGTGGAAAGGACAGTTGAATGAATCGCTTCTTTTTCAGTAAAAAATCCCCGTAGCGGCTCAACTACGGGGATGGTGTCAAATAACAGAGTATCAATATGAGATACTAAGTGAGCCTATTTTTTGAGATATGTCTTGTAGTGCATTGTTGAATGTCTGTAATTCTTCTTTAGTAAAGCGTGCCGGTTTCCCGTTTACCAGATTGCCATTTAACCTCTGATATAACCACGAACGGCTCTTGTTGAAATACTTTTTCGCAAGATAGCTTAGAGAAACTATTTCGGCAACTTCTTGTAATTGCAATTTGATTGCACTTTCTTCTATAACGTCCAGTTTCCTATCAATGTTCTGTAAGCGTTCTGATACGAAATCTGCAATAGCTTTTTTATCTTCTTCCGAATTGTACTTGGCGGCTATTTCTCTCATTTTGGTATAGAACTCTGGAGAGTCTGTACCAAGTAGCGGCTTTAATGCCAGTAATTCATCTTTCAGTGCCATATATTTGTTTTTTAGTGCCCTCTCCGGAGAGAGGGACTTTGTTTTACTTCTTTTTTTCTAACTCTTTCAATATTTTGTCGATTGTCAGTAATCGGTCTAATCTTTTATCAATCTCTTTTTCTTGGTTAGTTCCGGTAACTTCGGCAATAAACCTTAGCTGGTCTAATTCTTTTTTGAGGAATGCTCTTTGTATAAGCAGGTCCTTTTTAATTTGTTCGTTACTCATGTTGATTACTTTTGTTATTTGACATTACAAAGATAATAATCTTTTGGTTATTATACAACTATTGCATGAATTATTTTCGTTATTTCGCATATTTTTTCCATATTTGCGGTGCGTTACATACTTTATTGAATAGGAGGAATAGTAATATTCCGACCGTAGAGCTACTGGTGATAAATTTTGCCAGTAGCTTGTGCATATACGGTTCCGACCCCCGTGTGATAGCTTAATGGTTTCACTGTATCCTCCTATTTGAGAATATGTAACGCAACGGGAAAGCGGAACCGTTCTTTTTTCCGCTCCTTAATCCGGTTGCGTTATGGGTAAAACTGAATCATCCTTCCCGAAGCTCACGAAGTCCTTTATTGGATACGGTCACTATCGGCTGATAGTCACGTTTTCCGATTGTGTGAAAACCGCGCTGACGGGAAATATGGACTTAATAGACCGCTTGAACTCCGACATAGAAAAGGAGAGGGAAGAAGCTACTATCGAGGCAATAGCTTTCGTCCAAGAACAATCACTTTAG